GTCGTGATCAGCGGCCAAGCATACTCTGCAACCTGATCAATCCCGTCAGCGTAGCACCGGCATATCTCGATCGAGGATCGATCGTTGTTCTCATTCTCGCCAAACGCCGGGTCGATACCCATAACGTACTGAGCACCATGCTCCGGCTCCTCCCAAACCTTGAGCTCAACCGAGCGCATGTTCTGAGCAGGATAAATCCGCATGGCAGAAAAATCATCGCCAGCGATATACATGTAGGTCTTGGCTTTGTGCTTGACGAAGGCATTGGTCTGATCAGTAAGTTGCTTCGACCCAAAGAACACCGCTCCCGTTTGCTGGAAAGCTTCTTCTTCGGTCCATGCCTGTTCGGCCAACATGACCGAATCGTCCTCACCGTCTGCATCGTCGGCATCCTCTGCGTCGTTGTAATTGGGGTCGAACTTCCGGCGAACCCAGGCTAATTGCTCAGGGGTAATGACATGATCATACTCGGCCTTGACTGCCTTGATCTTCTCGGCTTCCTGGATCGAGGGCGGGTTCAAGCCATAAGTCTGGAAGTCGGCCTGGTCTCGCGGAATGCTTTGGGACGGCTTCGACCACCAGCCGAGAAACAAACACTTGCAATGCGCGTCGTCTTTTTTGGCTGTCTTCCAGTCCCGATACCAACTATTGAATCCGCGAGCCGTTGATTCCTTGATATAAAGCCGATCAGGATGCAATTCGGACAGTGACTGCTCAAACGACTTCAACCCCTCCGGGTTATCATAAGAACAAAGCTCCGACATGTGTGCGAGCGCCAAGCCTTCGGATCGGCCAAGTGTACCACTGGACTTGCTCTTTTTAACACCAGCGGACAAAAACAACATTGCAGAGTCGTTCATGAATTCTACGCTATCGCGATTTCCAGATCCCGTCCCTTTGGCTTTTGGAAATTTAAGACTAGCGGGCAAATTATTTATCATCGTGACGAGTTCTTTACGTGCGCTCTCGCGATGAGGACTCGTGTCGAAGACTAGGGCGCCTTTCAAACCTTGGTGTACGCCTAGCCAAAACGCACATAGCGCTCGGATGATTGTACTGATTCCAAGCTGCCGTGATTTCAAAATGTAAATGATATGGATGCCCGCTTCTAGGGCATCGAAAATTTCAGTAATTGCTAAAATCTGACCCCAGTATAGGTTCTTACCCAGGCAAATACGCCCGCCATCCTTGCTGTTGATCCAGCAAAAGTCCAGAAACTTGTAGAATGCTGTTTCGACCCTAAGCCGACGATCGTGCGTCCAACCTGCCATGGAAGCAGATTAGCGCCTGCCAAACCCCGTAGCAAGCGCGGCGTTGTTGCTAGCCTCATCGACCGCCCGCTGCACCCGCGTCGCCACAGTCGAGAAGAACTGCGCCAGATCGGCCGAATTGTCGAGCATCAGTATCTCAATCGGCTCCCCGGCTCCGGTGGGCGGGATGATCACGCAGGCGCCGCCGAAGCCAGCATCCTTGTTGTGGTCGATGCGCTCGGCCATCTTTCGGAAGCGTTCGGCATTTGACGGGATTTGAGATTCGTCGTTCATCGAAGCATCCACGCTACATAAACCATGCTAGGGAGCATCGCTATTACAAACCAGTGCCACATCACACGTACCTGTGCGGGTAAAAACCCTTGATCTGCTCGTTGATAAACTGCCCCACGCTAGGAGCCCGCGAACAGGTATCGGCGACATCCTCCGGCACACCCTCATAGGCGCTGGTCTTTCTAGTCTTGGCCCAAGTCACTAGCATCTCCTTAGCGTCGCTGTCATAGCCGACCTCGGACACCATCGAACTGAAGACCGAGCGGGACCAACTCACACTCGCACCCTCTGTTTCTTTTGTGCGTCAAGCATAATCTGGTGAATGATCGGCAGCAGTACGGCGTCGGTGTCCTCCACAGATTCGTCACCGAACAAGAGGAACGGAATTCTCAAGATCTTGACCTCTTTCGGATCGTAGGCCGGATGACTTTCAGGAACGCGCCAGAGAATGATACGCCTTCGATCCTTATTATGCTCACCCAACGACCAAAACTCGCCGGACATCTCGGGCACGTACTTGACCTGCCGCGACGGCAACTTGACCAGTTGCATCTTCGGCTCGCGAATATGAGCGTAGCGGTCAGGATGCTGTGCAAAAAATTGTGCGTCTTCATCCATTAAGAATCTCCAAAGCCCTTTCGAACAATGGCCTGCGCCAACGCTCCAGAGCAGCCCGCGGGCTGTCGCCGACGACCGACCCCGCGCGCGCCGCCTCGACGAGCAACTGCGCCGCCTGCTCGATGCAATCACGCGCATTCTTCTGCGCAGCCCCGATCTGTGACCCGTGCTCGATCATGGCGCGAATATTATCGTCGTCGCCCTTCTCCATAGCCGCCCGGCCGGCATCGGTGATCGTGTACTGCGGCCCGTCGTTGATCATCTCGCGTTTCATAAAGCCTTTAGCAGCGAGGCTTTTTGTCGGAGCTTCCCAGCGCCCAATTGCCAGCATGTAATCGCCGCGCGCCGCGATCATCAGGACTGCCATCTCGTCATTGGTTAGGGTCATGCTGCCATCTCCATATCCTTGACGCGCTCTTTCAACGCCTCAACAATCTTGTCAAACACCGGTCCCCACTGCATGTCCGGTCCCTGGCGAAATACGCGGACCTTTGGCCCCCAAAGCACGTCGTCGTTAACGCCATATCGGTAATCCCGGCCCAGGTAACTTACGGCAACCCAGCACTCGACGCCGACCGTCATGCACATGTGCGCCAACGCAGACTCGCAGCAGATCACCAGATCAAGCTTGCGCAGCAGCGCCATGGTGTCGACCGCCGAAGCGATGTACGGCACCAGATCCCAAACCAGCGCCATGCCGCCCGCGTCGTACATCTCCTTGTTGCGGTCGGACTTCTGCAGCGAATAAAGCTGGATGCCCGGCACCTTGTAGAGATCAAAAAACTCCGTCACGGGAATATTGCGATGCTTATCAATGTCGTTAAGAGGACTGCCAGCCCAAGCAATACCGATATGGATTTTACGATCAGGGATTCGCCAATTAGCAGTGAAATCATAGCGATCAACATGAATCGGCGGCGCCTCTATGACTTGCTCATCGGTCAATCCCAAAGTAGCGGGTAAACTAACAAACGTAGTCCACACGTCGGCCGGCGGGAAATGGTTGCCGGTCGGGATCAAATTTAGATTCGGAATGTCAAAAAACGCGCGCTGGAACAGCAAGAACAGTTCAGGCTGAACATAAGCATGCACGTATTTGGCGCGCTTACAGGCAGCGGGCAGGAAGCGGGCGAAACTCAGAGTGTCGCCGATGCCCTGATCAGCAACCACGTAAACCTGCTTGTCCTCCTCGCCCTTCCACTTCGGATAGGGGTACGACAAATAATTCCGCAACTTATAAGCAAACCGCGCTTCGTTGTGCTTTAAGCCCTCGGCCCACTGCCGATCGAACATCAACGCCATGCCTAGCGCAAACTCGTTCATGGCATTATCGGGCGCCAATTTGTGCGCCTTGAGCGCGCAACTTACCGCGGTCACAGTCTGATTCATCGTCGTATGGATGACCGACAGATTGACCCAGGTTGCATCCAGCGTGTCATCGAGTTCCAACGACTTCATCGCCCACTGGTGGGCTTCCTGGACATGCCCAAGCCCGTGCAAGCGCCATGACAGGTTGCACATCGCCTTGGCTTTGAGCGTGGAGTCGGAAATGTTATCGACCGCCTGACGCCAGCACGCTATCGCCGAGGGAAACAGATTCAGATCGTTATTGTTGTTGCCGTTCCAGTACCAAGCGTCGCCCCATGTCGGGTCAGTCAGGCAGGCGGATGAGAAAAGCTGATAGGCATGATTGAGCCGCGTCGGGTTGTCAGCCTCGTTGACCGACGCAGCCGCCTGATTAAAAAACTCCGTCGCGAACTTACGATTACCCATATTTTTTTCTCAAACCGTTGGCGAGACAAAGCGAGTGCGCGAAAATCTTGGAAGCCGGCGAGTCGGTGTCGTGGACATACTCGCGAGTCTCAGGACGGTAACGAACTGCGACGCCCTTGGCGCACAGCGGGCAAATGACGCGACAGAGATCGTCGAACTCAGCCGTTATCTGCATGCTGCCGCTCTATGATGCGCTTAACCTGATAGCACTCGAACGGAACGCCACTGCGATTTTTGTAGCCCTTCTCGTTGAGCAACTTGGTGATCTTCCACGAAGATAGTTGTTGCTTGGCAAGATCGAGCGCTTCCTGCAGAACCGGCTGCTCCTCCGGCACCGGCTCTAATCGTGACTCGCGTTTTGCACCCACCACGCGATAGCCGTAAGGAGCAACACCGCCAAGATGGCCATTACGATCGCGCTTTTGACTACGACCGGATTCCATACGCTCGCCAATTCGTACACGTTCCAACTCCGCAAATGCACTTGCCATGGTGAAGAAGCACTTTGCCATCCCATTATCCGTAACGGGCTCGGCTCCGAGATCGAATAGGATCAGCTTAACGCCGGCTTCCTTCAGGCGCTCAGCCGTTACCAACGCATCTGATGCGGATCGAAACATACGATCAAGTTTAGCCGCGCACACGATGTCGCCCGACTGTGCCGTCGCTAACAATTCCTTTCCGGCCGGGCGGAATTCCAGCGGGATCGAGCCAGAGATGCCAGGATCCGAAAAGAGCTGAACATCAAACGAGCTGGCACCGCGCGTCATGGCGATGCCGCGAATAACCTGCTCTTGCGCAGCGAGCGAAGTCGTATTCTTTCCAGCTTGTTCCTGGGTCGAGACCCTGAGATATCCTAAGATCATGGCTTACTCCCCCTCTGTATTTGCCATGACTACACCGTTCCGTTGGCGCAGTCAAGGTC